ATGACTGGTGCTAACGATTCAATTCTTTTCGGGTTAAGTGCTAGTACGTGGTTTAGACCATCTAATTTTACTAGAGGTTTCCGTATTTATATAGATAAGAAGTTAGGCTGGAACCCAATAGCCGCTACTTTAGGTCCAATTGATGGTGGTAAAGAAGTTAGGCTTACAAGTGCAAACAATACCGCTGTTAGTGATTCCAACCCACAAATTGAAGTAACGGGGTTGACAGATGTATCTACTGCAGGTACTTATGCGGGGGCTAGTACTAACATACTAGAAGTTGGAATGGTGTTAGAAAGTAATGATGCCGGCTCTAATCTTTTAGCAACTCCACTTATAGTGTCCAAAATTATTGATGATGGAACAAACCCCCCAATAATTAAGTTTAAAAAATATGACCCTAGCTCAAGCGTATCTATCACTAGTTTTACACCGGATCAAGGGGCTGGAGATTTAGTATTTAAACAATATTCAATGAATGGTTTGAGTCCAAACTCAGCTAAAAATATTAATTATTTTAACGATGCTAAGGGTTTTACTGGTCAAAATACGGGTACAGATGCTGTTGGTTACACTATAGAAATTCTCGAAGCAATAGTTGACGATAGGTTACTACCAAGCAATCCAGCTATATGGGAAACAGAACCAAAAGAATCTACAGATTTAAATATATATTACGAGGCTAGTGGTTACAATCCATTTATTTTAGATAAAACAACAATAAAATCTGTTTTACCGATTGGCTCGAGAATTACAGTACCAGGCTCAGACTCTATTGAACCTGACACTGTGATAACTGGTAACTCAGTACCTGATTATCCAACAGCAATAACTATAAGTACAAAAGCAAAAACAGATCAAGGTAGCCAAACCTCCACTTTTGCTACTGGTATAGCTATTACAACAGATACGCTTTTTAGAGTAGAAAGACCAGATGGTTCACAAATAAGTGTAAGAGTAGATATTGGTGGTTCAGATATATTGACTGGAGACCCTGTTTTCGATGGAAAAGTTTTTAGTATAAATCCAAATATATATACTAGTAGTTTTTGGTTAAATTGGCACAACTGTTATGTTTTTGGGAATGGTGTTGAATCAAATAGAATTAGAGATAACTTTAATTTACCATATATAGGTAACGGTGTTATAGCTTCAACAACTTTAGCTGAACAATACAAACAAGAACATAGAAAACACGGTTTAATATATTCAGGTATATATAACTCTATTAGCGGTATAAATAATTTAAATCAATTTATACAAGCAGAAAAAATAACAAAAGATATAAATCCTATATACGGTAGTATTCAAAAACTACACATGAGAGATAGTGATTTAGTAACTTTATGTGAAGATAAAATATTAAGAATTATAGCAAATAAAGACGCTGTATTTAACGCTGATGGAAACCCTCAATTAATAGCAACACCAAACGTATTAGGACAGACGGTTCCTTTTACCGGTGAGTATGGTATATCTAAAAATCCAGAATCATTTGCCTCGGAATCTTATAGAGCTTATTTTACAGATAAAGTACGTGGGGCTGTAATGAGGTTATCAAGAGATGGTTTAACACCAATATCTGATGCTGGTATGAAAGATTGGTTTAGAGATAATTTAAAACTAGGTGATAAACTAATTGGTAGTTATGATGATAGACAGGATCAGTATAATATAAGTGTTGTAAAAGAAACTTCAAAACAATCGTTAATTCATTTGGGTAGAACTTCCTCAACTACAGTTAGTTTCAAAGAAGAGGTTAGGGGTTGGGTTAGTTTTAAATCATTTATACCTGAAAACGGTATAAGTTGTGCCAACAATTACTATACTTTTAAAGAAGGTGTAGCGTGGCAACACCATGTTGAAAATAATAAAAGTAATGATAATCCTAGAAATACTTTTTATGGAATTCACACAGAGTCATCTTTTACTGTTATTTTAAATGATTTACCAAGTATTATAAAATCTTTTAAAACATTAAACTATGAGGGAACACAATCTAAAATAGATGAAAACCTCAGTGATAATAGCTATTACAATCTTGCGAATAAAAAAGGTTGGTATGTTCAAAGTATAAAAACAGACCAACAAGAAGGAGGGTTAAATGAGTTTATAGAAAAAGAAGGTAAATGGTTTAATTATATAAAAGGAAAAGCAATATCTTATTCTACAGACGGCCATATAACAAATAGTTTTGATCTTTTTGATGAGGGTGATTTTACTATTCAAGGTATAGGTGTTTTAACCAAAACCACAGCAAAAGGTGTTTATGGTTGTACGGATGATCGTGCTACAAACTTTAATCCAAACGCTTCAATTGATGATGGTTCTTGTATTGCTGCTGTGGATGGTTGTACAGAAGAACTAGCTTCTAATTATGATTCTTTAGCTACAAACAATGATGGGAGTTGTACCTTCCCTGGTTGTACGGACAATACAGCATTTAATCATGATCCATATGCTAATACAGATGATGGATCATGTATACCAAGAGTTTACGGTTGTACTGATACTAGTACTTATACGCAATCATATACCGCGAGTGAGACAAGTACTAAAAACTCTTTCACAGCTATATACAATACTAACACTAATGGAAATCCGCAAGCTAACACAAATGTAACATCAGCACAAGATTCTTCAAATCCTTGTATAGCCACAGTGCTAGGTTGTACGGATACGTTTGATGCTTGTTTTAGTGGTCTAGCAAACACATCATATCACCCTAATTACACTGGGTCTGGTGCTTGTTGTGGCGCTGCTACAGGTTGTAACGATCCATTAGCGTGTAATTATGATCCTGGTGTAGCTGCAAACGCTTCTACTAGTGGATGTGTATTATGTTCTGATGGTTTTCATAATGTAAACAATTTCTCTGTTGCTAGTACTAGTCAAGAATGTGGTACTGGTGAGAACGAGAACAAATCAAATTGTGAATATTGTGGTGGTCAGCATAAAGTTACATTTACAACTAGCTTGCCGGTTGAAATGATAAATGAGAATGATGTTTTATTGGTAATACAACATATTCAACCTAACGACGCTACTACAATGGGTGTCTTACCAACTCACCAAGCAGCACCAGTTAATAGTTATTATGTTACAGTTACAAATAAAGATAATAATTCAACTACATCTTATACTTTAGGACCAGGAACATCAGGTGTTGTGTGGAATGATGATATGAGTAGTTTTAGTAGTTCTTTTAACACATCTCTTTACACTACAGGGAGCGTATTACCAGCAACATACACAATAACTGGGTTAAACGATAATACTAACTATCAAATAGATTACTACCCAGTTTGTAGTAACTCTGATGGTAGTTCTCTTCCAAATGGAGCTACTGGTGTATATACGGTTTCATTTACAACTCCACAAACTATAGTTTCTGGTTGTACGGATGGTGGTGCTAACGCCACAGCTTGGAGCGGTACGTATCCAAACCCAGCCGGTGGAACACATAGTGCGTGTAATTATGATCCAAATGCTAATTTCGATGATGGTAGTTGTGAATATACTTCTTGCTATGGTTGTATGACATCAGGTTATGTTAACTATGTTGCTACCAATACATTTACTGTTAACAATCAAACAGCCTGTGGTGATTTAATTGTAACTGGATGTATGATACCTACCGCTTCAAATCATGATGGAAACGCAAACGTACCTTGTACCACTGGATGTGTTGTTGATGCTAATGGGCAGATGCAAACCGGTGACAACTGTTGTTGTAACCATGTGGTTTTGGGTTGTCTTGGTTTTGGTGCGACAAACTCTGGTGCTGTTGGCACTACGGCTGCTAATACAATACTTACCAATTCCTCTGGTAATATAGCCGCACTAAATTATGGTTGTGCTAATTCAACAGGCACTTTGAATACTCATTGTAACATGGTTACTGGAGCACCATCAAATATAACACCTGCACAACTAAACACCAATTACGCTCCTCTTGTTACTAATGGTGTTGCGGCTAATCCAACACCAATAGTTACAAATGAGGTACTTTCAACAGGTGAACAAGGGGTGTGTAACTTTACTGAACCTCAGTTTACCGGATTAAGTCAAATCGCATCTACTGTTTCTGGCGCTACCACTAAGGATGTTGATATACAAATAATACTAGATCAAAACGGTACTCCATGGGATGGAAATACTGGAAATGGTAATTTAAGAGCTTCTGTTGCTATTCAATTTCATGATGGTACCTCGGTTGTTGGTCCTACAAACCTTGGTACTGTTGATATTGGAAGTGCTACATCGATATCATCAAGCAACGCTTTAACGCTTGCTACAAACAATGGTATGACTACTCAAGCTGCTAACGCTACTATTGGGGTTTTATATCCAAATTGGATGGGTACTACTGGTCAAGCGTATGAAACAATTCTTGATGCAACTGAATTACAAAACGTAGTACAGGCTCATGGTAATACTTTAACTCTTACTGTTCTCGTACATCAATGGAACACGTTTACTTTAGACGGTAATACCTCAGTTAGTACTGTTCAACTTACAGGTGGTTGTACAGATGATACGGCTTCAAATTATAATGAGAATGCGAATGTTAATGATGGTTCTTGTAGCCAACAAGTGCTTGGTTGTACTAATAATACTTATTTCAACTATAACTCATCAGCAACACCTAACAATACTAACGCCGCTGTTTGCGGTGGACAGTGTTCTGCACCTACAAATCCTATTAGAAGTATATTAGCAAACCCAAATATTTTCCAAGGTGCTTATAACTTACCTATATTCGCTATAGAGTGGAGTGGGAATGAAATGTTGTATGGCGAGCATAACGTTTATAATGGTGTTAATTATTCCGCACTAGATGGTATGGGTACCGGCGGTACTTTTCACACTACTGGTATAAACCCTTTGACTAGTTATCAAACTAACGGTGGAACTCTACCTTACGAAGACTTAAGTAATTATTATGGTGGTTATACTACTACCGCTACAACTGTAGCCAACCCGTTGGGAATAATAAGCTTTCAACTTGAGTATAGAATTAAACTAGCTAGTTCAACAACGTGGGGTGCTTGGCATAACCTCGCTGGTAATGTATCGAGTACCTCGGGTATGATTGCGCAGGGTTATGGTGGCTATCAACATTCTTTCACGCCTGGATTGACAATACCCGGCTTGACTCTCAAAAGTACCAACTGGGTTGATGATAATCAGGCTGTTTGGCCCGGCACCACGGGTCCAGTATCAATCTTTGCGCCAGACGCGGGTACTAATATAAATAATAGTACTTGTACTGGTTGTGGAGGATCAAGCCCGGCTTGGCGATGGAATTATCAAGATGGTTATAACCCTAATGATGAGTGGGAATTTAGAGTGAGAAGTGTATGTGAGAGTACATTAGGAATAACTGTTTCAGATGCTTCTACAGTTACATCATTTACTCAACCTGATTGTACAACTATAGTTAATCGTAATATAATCCCGCTTGGCTATGCCTCATATGCAGCTATAGGATGTGATTAACATAAACATAATATACTAAATATTAAATTATGCAAATATTAGAACTTACTTTTAACAATAACTTAAATGAATCTTTACAAGTTGGGGACACAGCTTTTTATGTACCAACAACTCCTAAAAGTGAATTTTCTACTGGTGAATTAAGTAACGTTATTAGATTGGGTGAAATAACTGAAGTCTTGTTAGGCCAAAGAATGATAAAAGTTATGTGGGATAATATTAATGTTGCAGCACCTGTTGCTAGTGATTTTATTTTCTTTGCAAAAGACAGGAAAGTAAATACCTCTGGTTTAGTTGGTTATTATGCCGAAGTACAGTTTAAAAATAACCTAAATGGTGTTGATCAAAACAACCCCACGGATAGGGCAGAGCTTTTTGCGGTAAGTTCAGAAATTACTGAAAGTAGTAAATAAATAATAAAATATGGCTATTATACAAGAATTTAACTTAGATACTAAAGATATTTACGCTTCTGGAGAAACTAGAAATTTTTCTATTACAGCGGAGAATGGTGCTATATTTAGTCTAGAAATTAAAAATGAAGATAGTTATTATTATAATTTTTTCAATAACACTTTTCAAGCTACTAAAACTGGATTAAGAGATGTTGTTGTTAAAGGTAATATTTTCTCAGGGAGTGTAACCTTCCCAACTGTTACTGATGCTGATCAATATGATGTGTATTTATGGGCTGGAGATAATACTGAACATGTTGCTTTCCAAGAGGTTAGATTCAATGATGGTAGTTTAGATATAAATTCTTCTAAAGGTTCTAACTCTTTGTTAATACAAAAAGTTATATATCAAACGCTAAATATAAACTTAACATTAACCGCGATGTCAATAAATGCGACAACGCCTTGGGGTAGTGTTTCAGTTACAGATGCAACTATACCAACAACTGTGGGTAAAAGCTCTAACAAGCAATCTTTTACAGTAAAAGTAGGTACAGCGGCAACTAAAGCACAAAAAATTAATAGACAACCATCAAGTGGAGACATAATCGTAGCACATAGTAGGACTGTTGGTAGCGCGCCAGAAAACATAGTAGGAGAAAGTATTTATCCAGCGGTGAGCAATACTGATACCATAGATGGGGCCGTAACAAGTGGTGTTAAAGTTGTTATGGATAATAACGTTGCAGACAACATGGTTGTTGGAGATAGGATAACAGCTACAGCTACAACAGATACTGTAGATGGAGCTGTTGATACTGACGGAACTAAAGTTGTAATGGATGCAGCTGTAGCTACAAAAATGGCTGTTAGAGATAGAGTAACTGGAACAGCAGAATTAGATGCTGGACATTTTGTTGTTAAAGCTTTAAACCCTGATGGTGATAATGCTAATGAGTTTGAAATGGGTGACGATGCTGACACTCAAAGTGCAAAAGAAATAACAGCTGGTATTTCAGATGGTGTAACACTAACTTTTACATCGCAACTAAACAGAACAACAACAACTGTAGCTGCTTTAAACCCAGATACAGATAATGTAAAAGAGTTTTCGATGTCTCAAGCTATAGCTTTAGCCGATGGTATTACCTTAAATTTTAGTAATAGAAAAAACTATAGGTGGCCATTAGATAATATCAACGGATTGTTAAAAGGTAATGTGATACACGTTACTGGTAACGCTGTTGCTGGTACTATAGCTGATTATGTAGATTCAACAACATTAAGGCAGGGATTAGAAGATGAAGAAGTAATAATACATCGTGAAATAAGTGCTTTAGACACTCTTGGTAAAAAATCCACTAGAACTGTAAATGGAACAACAAAGTTGGTTACAGATGTTCAACCTGGTAATGTTGTTTTTAGCACACAACAAGTACTAGCTTTAGCTGGAGATAGTATAAAATTTTACGGTTACGGTCAGGCTGCTATAAAAGATATGACTGGATGGGATGTTGAGTTTTCTAATTTACAAGTAGAATTAACTGATTCTACTTATGCGAGTGGAACGAAACCAACAACAACTACCACGGGTACAGTTAGTAGTAGCGCGACTATAGGTGTAGCTGATAGAGAAGGTATAGTACAAAATGTCTCTACAATTAGTGGTATAGGTATTGCGGTTGGAGCGGTAAACCCAACTATAACTAGTACACAGGCTGATGGGTCTGGGAATTGGACCGCTAGTGCGGCTCAAACATTAGAAAATGGTATAACATTAACTATCGATAACACAAGCAGGTTTGCGATTATAACTGGAGATGTGGAAATAAAACAAGCTGGGTCAGCTGCTTTAAGTCTTGCTTTTGATTTAGAAAAGTTCATATTTGCCAACTAGAAGTAAAAAAAGCGCAAAAACTGTGATTATAAACACACATAAGTATAAATAATAAAAAAAACAATATTATGGCTGTAGGTTTAATTAAAACAAAATGGGTGCATTCTAGCAAAAATAGTCCTAGTAAAAGTGGAGAAAGTCCAATAAGAGCTTGGTGGAACAAGACTAGGAAAGCAAATGAAAGAAGAATAGAAGAAGCTCAGAAAAATTATAACGAACAAATGCGTGAGTTTAAAAATCAAGAGTTCACAAACGTATATAGAGATGTAAAAAACCCAATGGAAAATTTACAGACTGAGTTTGAAAACACTTTTGAAGATTTAACAGTAAATCAACAACAGGCACAGTTTGAAAAAGATATGGCCCAACAACAACAAGCTAATATAATGGATACTATGAGCGCTGCTGCTGGTGGAAGTGGTATAGCGGCATTAGCTCAACAAATGGCTCAATCAGGCCAACAACAAGCTCAAAGAGCTTCAGCTTCTATAGGTCAACAAGAAGCGGCTAATCAAAGAGCAGCGGCGCAAGGTGCTCAACAAGTACAACAAATGGAGGCTGGTGCGCAGGAAAAAGTATTAGGTGGAGCTGCTCAAGCTCAAGCAATGAGATTGCAAGGTGAAGCTGATAAACAACAATTTGGCCTTGATAAACAAGCAACATTACTCGGTATGTCGCAACAACAACTTGGTACAGCTATGGATATTGAAGCACAAAGAAAATCTGATAAAGCTGCAATGTGGAGTAATCTTTTATCTGATGTACGTTTAAAAGAAAAAATAGAAAGAACAGGTACTTCACCTTCTGGAATACCTATATATGAATTTAACTATATAGGTGGTGATAATAGATATAGTGGTGCTATGGCTCAAGATTTAATAGAAATGGGTATAGATGCTGTATCTGTCGAGAGCTCTGGTTATTACAGCGTAAACTATAATAATATCGATGTAGATATGAATAAAATAAACTAACACTATGAAAGAACCAAAATATGACATCATGACATCTCTTTCTATGTTTAACGAGCGTGGTAAAAAGTTTAAACTAAAAGAGGGGTTATCTCAAGAGGTAAGGAACGAACAAGCGGGTATTGACGTAGAAGAATTTAGTCCGAATATGCGTTCTGATAAAAACATGCAATTGTTTATTGAAAGTTCTGGTACTTACAAAGGGTCTGCAGCTATTGAAGCAAAAAAAGAAATTAATACACCAGAATACACCACTAGTGTTCAAATGATGAATTCTATAAGACAAGGCCTTGAGGGTGTTAAAAATGATTTATTTTATTTAGCAGATTACAAGCAAAAAAACTGGGATAATGTTGGTGGTATATCTAAACAAGAACCTTTAGAAGAAGTTGAATATCTTCATGATTTAATTCTTCTACCAGATCAATTAGATCAAAGTGTAGTTTTAAGTTTTGATGGTAGTACTATAAAAGGACCTAACGATGAAGATATACTTATAAGTAATTTACCGAAATTAATGCCAGCTGAGGTGGGTGAATCTGTTAAAGAACCTTTAAACGAATTAATACAACAAGCTTCAGAAAATAAATTAAACGGAAGACAACTTAATGAACATCAAGTAAAAGCAGAAATTAGAGTTTTACTTGATGATTTAAAAAAACAAGGTGGAGTTAAGGCTGTTAAGTCTCTAGCTTATGATGTACCATTTAACGTTGGTAATAGATACGGTACGTTTATGGACGAGTATTTTGATCAAAAAGATATAGCAGGAGAAATAGAAGCTTGGAGAGCAAAGAATCCTAGTGAAAATATTGAAAACGTTAAACGTGCTTTATTACCAAACATGTGGAACCAACAAAATAGTAATGGTATGGAGAAAATGTTAGAAAACTGGCTGTTTTTAAAAGTTAAAGAGAATTATAACTTAACAGAAGATACATCAAAACCAAAATCTCCTACAGCTGGTATGACAGCTGAAGAAAAACTAGAGTATTACAGAAATTTATCTTAATAATATGTCTGAAGAATCTATTTTACTTATTGATCAAATGGAAGCTAATGGTGAATCACCAGAGGCTATAGCTGAGGTTCTACGAAAAAAAGAAGAAGAGGATAAAGATAATTTTAATCCAGGTGCTGATTTAGTTAATAAAATTAAACAACCAATTGGAAAAGGAACTGTTTTACCAAAAGAAAAATATACTTTTGATAAAGGGATTATTTATCGTGAAAAAGAAATTCAAAAAACAGATATTTCCGGTAAGTTGCTATATGATGAAAATAAAAACCCTATATATGAAACCGTACATAGTGTAGTCTCAGAAAAAGATGTTCCAAAAAACGTTTTATTAGATTATCAAAATTCTATAAAATCTGACTTAAAAACAGGACAAAAAGACCAAGGTGTTAAAGAGTTTTTATTTGGTGAAACTGAAGTTGATGTGGAACAAACAGATGTAATGAACAACATAAACACCTTTAAACCAAGCATTACTCAAGTTGAAGAAGTTCAAGACAATGTAAATCAAGAAATTGAAAATTGGAAAAACAACAACAAAGAGCTAGCGCTGTTAAATGATGAGATTAAAAACACACCTGTAACATCAATACCGGAATTTTCTGGCAACATGATGATGACTGATATTGACGGGGCGGACGCTAGTTATTACAATACACAAGTTGAACAACAAGCTCAAGAAAAAACTGAATTTCGCCAAAGATTACTGTCTGGAAGAAATGAGATAGAATCAAAAATAAAAAATAGTAGAGTTGGGGATTATTTAAGAAAAGCCGCTAAATTATGGCCAAAAAACAAACCTATATCAGAACGTACTGATGAGTGGTTATTTGCAAATGCTGCTATGCTAATGCAGGAAGATGATGAAAATGGTATTTTTGAAGCAAACATAGCACAATATAAAGAAGATAATCAAGGTATTCTTCAGGTTACAAGAGGGGATTGGGAGAAACAAGAAGTTAAAAAAGCAGAGGAATATAAAGAATTGTTGACAACCAAACAAGAAGATAATCTTGTAAATCAAAATTTTTTAGCTGAAAATATAACTGATTTAGATATTGAAATAAATAATAAAGCAAATATTTTAAACTCTATAGATTATAGCACTTATGAGGATTCTATAAAAAAATATGACGAACAAATAGCATTACTTGGTGATGTTAATGAAAACTCATCACCAGATCAAATAAACGAATGGAATAGATTAAATAACGAAAGAAACGTTGTTGTTGGTAATTATCAAAAAGCTTTTCAAGATAATTTAAAAATATACAATAATTTTATAGATCAAGTTGAGGATAGAAAAAAGTTGTATAGACAATATAACAACACTATTCAATTAGATACAGAATTTAATAAAAACGGAGAGGACTTGGTGTCGTATATTAACATGATGAAACGTAACCACCATAACATTGCTGTAGCAGCAGCTTGGGTTGGTAGTTCAACTCTTAATATTATTAGTGGTTTAGAGGGTAAATACAACGCATTAAAAGAGCTACCTGAAGATTTATTGTTTGAATACTACGATAATGATCCAAATAATATGCCGGATTTAGTAAAGTTAATACACACTATTGATGGTGTTGATGACCAAATGCGGTATGTTGGAAAAGATAAGTTTAATAAATTTATAGAAGATATAAATAATAGCGTTCAAAAACCAACAGAATACGAAGACATAAATAATCTAAGTGATTTAGGTGCTTTTGGCATGAATGTTATTGCTAATTTTGTCCCACAATACGCTTTGATGGCTACAACAGGCCCAGCTTCTATATATATAATGGGTGCAACTTCTTTTGGTAATAAGTATGATGAAATGGAGTTTACAAACAGACAGGTGTTTGGTAGAACTAATTATACTTTAGCTGAAAAATGGGCTGCTAGTAGTATTGCTTTTGGATCAGAGGTGATTTCAGAGAGTTTAACATATGGTGTTTTTAAAGCTAAAATGAAAGGGTTGAATACCGAGTCTCTTAAGAGGGTTGCAGATGGTATGATAAAAAACACCATTGAAACTAGTAAAAAAATTGCTAAAAGAACAATTACAAGCATTCCATACATGTATCAAGAAAGTGTTAGTGAGGTTTTTGCTCAAGTTGGTAATAACTTTGGCGATAGATATGTTTTAGGGAAAAATATAAGCCTTTTAGATAACACAAAAAGCGCTGCTCTTAGCGGCTTATTTATGGAGCGATCTATGTCTATGCCTGGTGTATACGCAGATGTTTCAAAGATTTTTTCCGGTAAAAATTATAGACAAAAAGTTGTTGAAAATAATGCTAGAAAAAAGAAAATAGAAAAACTCCTAGCCAATCCTGACTTAAATCCAAAAATACGAAACAATCTTGAAAATGAGTTTTTAAAATTAGTTGCTAAAAACGAGACGTTAATGGCTAAAAACGTTGAGAATATAGATTTGATGTCTAATCAAGAAAAGGAAAATTTAATAAAGATAGACACAGAGGTAATAGAAATAAGAGCTACCGAAGACGCTGTTAGGAATGATAAATCTTTAAATGATAATCAAAAAGAAACTATAATAGAAGATTTAAGAAATCAAGAAAACGAATTGGAGAACCAAAGAGATGATATTGTAGTTCAATATGAGACAGAGGAAACTAGAAAAAAGAAAAAAGAAAGATACGAAAAACAGTTAAAACAAATAAAAGATAAAGTAAATAGGTTTAACAAACGTAAAATAAAGGATTTTAAATCTACTAATGATGGTGCTAGAGGTAGGGTTAAAGTTTTTAAAACTAGAGAAGAACAACAAGCTTTTTTTAACAACAGAATAAGCGAGCACAATGCTTTATTACAAAAAGAAAAAGAAGCTTGGAAAGAAATTTTAAAAGATCCATCAAAATTAAATGAAGCAGATAGAGAGGCAATTGGTTTAGAAGAAGGTGGCAAACTATTAGACCACCATGTCAATCAAATAAATAATTTCATTAAAGAAATAGATAGTCAAATTCAAGAAAATAATTATAACTCGCGTTCTGCAGCTAGAAATTACGGTGGGTTTGCTACTGATAAGTATGGTGGTTTTGAAATATTCATTAATGAACAAAATTCTTTAGCAGTTGGTGGTAGAATAAATACCGCGGCCCATGAGTTTTTACATGGAGTGTTATTTAAATCTATAGGAAAAGATCCGGAAACCCAAAAAGCTTTAGGTGACGCTGTTATAAACTTTATGGTAGAAAATAAAGGTGGTTTTAGTAGAAGGTTTGCTAGAAGAATGGAACCATACCAAGGTGATAGTGAGTTTGGTGAAGAAATTATAACAATAATGTCTGAATCCATAATGGACAAAACATTAGATTATAATGAAAATTTTTTTACAAAAATTAATGATGTTATAAGACAACATCTTCAGAGATTAGGAATTATAGACATTCAGTTTAATACTGGTAGAGATGTTTATAATTTTATAAAAGACTATAATGCTTCTATAGAGAAAAATTACGATAGCGTTGCTATTGAAAAAATGATGGATCAAGGCGCTAAAGGTAAACTTTTAAGAAAAACTAAAAAAACTAAACCTACAGACCAGTTGATGGCTTCTAAGGAGGATGTTGGTTTAGTGGCTAGAGCTAAAAGAAATTTAAAGAAATACCAAGATAGCGTTACAGATAACAAAGGTGTTTTTATTAGAGAAGAATATAATCCAAACTCAGATATCATAACAGCTGAATTACCTGGTATGATTAAAGCCCAAGTAGATAACTATTTTAAAAGAAGACCCAAACTACAAATAGACAATTTAGCTAAAGAAGAACTACAACAAGAAATTTTATTTAGATTGTATGATACAACTAAAGAGGGAAAAAATGATTTAAACCGTTTTGATGGAAGAGGTACTCTTTATGGCTACTTGAATGGTAGGATAAAATATAGAATGTTAGATGCTTTTGAGTTTAATCCCACTATAATGCCAGATTTTACCCAACAACAACTTGATGAAGCTAGAGCTCAATTAGATGACGAAACCACAGAGCCAGTTATAGAAGAGAAAATTGGTCCAACACGTGAGGTTGTTGCTTTGGATAGTTTTGGTGAATCTGAATTACAAAACGAAATAAGAACAGATGTAAAAACTGTTGGTGTTGAGGGTGTTGAAAAGTATTTAGATGTTAAAAAAGAAACAGTAAAACACAGGAAGTTCATGAAAGATGGTACTGAGATAACTCCTGAATTAAAAGCTAAATATAAAGATGATGGTAAAAAACCACCAAAAGAGTTAAAGTCTTTACGTGTACCGACCGGTAAGTTTTATTTTATATTGGAAAAAGTTGCGGCTAAATATGGTATAACAGACCCAATACGTCTAATAACAGAAAAAGATTTAGATACCAAGCAAAGAAAGTCTGCTCAAGATTACATATTATCCAGAAGAGATGAACATATTGTTTCGCTGCCCGAGGGTACTACAAAATCTGGAGATCCAACAGGTATTGCTACCACCGCTTTAGGTAAAGCGTTCTTCAAAAAGGGAGGTAGAACCAAATTTAAAACCACTGGTACTGGAAAGGGTTTGGCGGAACAAGCTAAGCAAAGAATAGAACCTATGGCTTATCTTGAGATATTTGGCTTAATACCAAAAGCAAGGGTAAATAATCCATCAGTTGATCCAGCTATAAGATCGCAAATAATACAAACCACTGTTATAGCTATAGATCAAGCCATAAGACAAGAAAAAGATGCTTTACAGTTGTCACAACAGAGAGTTGATAAATTAAAAGATGGTAAAGGTAAGATAATGTTTGCTAAAAACGAGTATAATTTATCCGAAGTCACAGAAGGTAATTTTAAAGATTTATATGTGCATCCTTTGGGCACGTTATCTAGCATACACAACATCGAGCTTTCTATTAAAAAAACTTTTTATAGAACAAGCACAAAAACCGGTAAAAGAGTTCCTTATAGATCCAGAGATTTAGACGCTATGTTTAGTGAAACGGAAACATATAGAGACGCTGGGGCTAGAGTTTTGAATACTTTTTTAGAATCCCACCCACAATTTAGAGATTTGATAAGAATAACTATGACGGGTGGTTTAGAAGGTGGGTTTTTTCAAACTAAAGATAACTTTAATAATTTAATCAATAAAACTGATGTAAAACAAGAATATCTTGCTAGAAAAAAATATTCAGAAAAAGGGGCTTTATATAACAAGAACTACCACAAAAAAATAAACACTAAAGAGTTTAAAGACCAAAATGATGCTAGATTACCCCAGCTTTATAATTTCTTTAAAGCGGTTGAGGCTCACTTACAAAACTACCCAGAAGATGTTTGGATGTTTGAAGAGATGTTATTAGACACTGGTAAGCAACAAAACGTGTTAACGAGAATTTTAGCTCCATTTTCTTTTTATGCTGTAGACGGTAATGGTAACCCAATATTTGATCAAAAAATAAAAGAAGAACATACTGATCCTCAGAATTTAATTGGCAAGGCTTTATTAGCTGGGGCTGTATTTAATAATGTAGATAAGGTTTGGAAAGTCGTGGGTAAATCTTACATGCAAGGAGCTATACTTGATTCAGATATAAATCCTCATGATAAAATGATTGATGATGCGGGCTTAAGCAACGAAATGCCACAAGTTTATTATGACAGAATAGTCCCAAGACTTCTTAGCGGTGAACTTAAGTTACCTAATGGTTATTCTTCTATTGTTAGACTTGCTGCTGCTGGAATTGATTTAAATATGTATAAGTTAGCGGCTGAAGGTGTAACTATAGCTGAGTACTTTAGAGTTGAGGGTATGGAGGTTTCACAAGCAAACGAGTTAATAATAAAGCAACTCACTGGAGAGGTTGACGCTTTATACGCTGAAACTATTAAAGATATAGATATAAACCCAAAAATAAAAGAAAGTAAGATAATAAATAACGCTGTTAAACAAGGTAGAATAATGGCATCAAAACCATCTAACGGTATCACTGTTTTAGACTTTGATGATACACTAGCTACAACTGAGTCACTAGTTAGGTTTGTGGCTCCAGATGGAACTAAGGGGACTTTAAACGCCGAAGAATACGCTAGTACGTATCAAGATTTATTAGCACAGGGATATAAATTTGATTTTACAGAATTTAATAAAGTTGTTAAAGGTAAACTAGCTCCATTGTTTAATAAAGCAATAAAACTTCAGGGTAAATTTGGTCCTGAAAACATGTTTGTATTAACAGCTAGACCACCAGCCGCTCAAAAACCTATATTTGACTTCTTAAAAGCTAATGGTTTAAACATACCTTTAGAAAACATAACGGGATTAGGAAACTCTACATCAGAGGCTAAAGCGTTGTGGATAGCTGATAAGGTTGGTGAAGGTTATAATGATTTCTATTTTGCAGATGACGCGTTACAAAACGTACAGGCTGTTAAGAACATGTTAGATCAATTCGATGTTAAGTCTAAAGTTCAACAAGCTAAAGTTAAGTTTAGTAAAGATATAGATGGGGAATTTAATGATATATTAGAAGAAACAACTGGTATGCAATCAGAAAAAGAATTCTCAGCCGCTAAAGCAAAGTTAAGAGGCAAAGGTAAGGGTAGATTTAATTTCTTTATACCACCATCTGCTGAAGATTTTAAAGGCTTATTATATAGATTTCTAGCTAAAGGTAAAAAAGGTGATCAACAAATGGCTTGGTTTAAAAAAGCTTTATTAGATCCTTTTGCTAGAGGATATAGAGAGCTTAATGAAGCTAAACAAGCAATGTGGAACGATTATAACGCCTTACGAAAAGCTATGCCTGATGTTCGTAAAAAGTTAACAAAAATAATAAAAGGACAAAAAGATTTTCGTTATTCGGATGCTGTAAGAGTTTATTTATGGGACAAAGCTGGTTATACTATCCCCGGTTTATCTCAAACTGATTTAGCGAGATTAATAGATATAGTTAACAATGATTCAGAGTTAAAAGCATATGCTGATACTTTAGGTTTAATATCTAAAAGACCAGAAGGATATGTTGAACCAAGTCAAGAGTGGTTAGTTGGTAATATAATGTCAGATTTAGAAGGAGCTAATAAAGTTAATAGAGCGGAATTTTTAGCTGAATGGATAGAAAATAAAGATATAATATTTTCTGAAAAGAACTTAAATAAAATAGAAGCCTTGTATGGAGCTAATTTTAGAGAAGCCCTAGAAGATATGTTGTACCGTATGGAAAAAGGTACGAACAGAATTACAGGTAGTAATAGACTTGTTAATGCTTTCCAAAACTGGATAAATAATTCAGTTGGTGCTATTATGTTCTTTAATGCTAGATCAGCTGTATTACAGACTTTATCTACTGTTAACTTTATAAATTGGGGTGATAATAATATGGCTAAAGCTGCTATGGCTTTTGCTAATCAAAAACAATTCTGGGCAGACTTTGCATACTTATTCAACTCAGACATGTTGAAACAAAGACGTAAAGGGTTAAAAACAGATGTTAACACTGCTGAATTAACAGAAGCTGTTGGTAGATCAAAAAATCCAGTTATGGCTGCGTTAAACTATTTATTACAAAAAGGTTTCTTACCAACACAAATAGCGGATAGTTTTGCTATATCATCTGGTGGTGCTACTTTTTATAGAAATAGAGTTAATACATATTTAAAAGAAGGTTTAAGTCAAAAAGAAGCTGAGACAAAAGCTTTTGAAGATTTCCAAGAGATTGCAGAAGAAACACAACAGTCTTCTAGACCTGATTTAATATCACAACAACAAGCATCTACTCTTGGTAGATTAATATTAGCATTCCAAAACACTCCTATGCAGTACATGAGATTAACTAAGAAAGCAATATCAGATTTAGTTAATGGTAGGGGTGATGCTAAAACAAATATATCAAGAATATTATATTACGGAGCTGTACAAAATGTAATTTTCTATAGTTTACAATCAGCGTTATTTGCATTAGCATTTGATGATGATGAAGACGATGAGAAAAGAGCTAAAACAGAAGAAAAGAAAATGAAAAGGCTGTATAATGGTATGCTTGATAGTATACTAAGAGGTACAGGTGTTGGAGGAGCTGTGGTTTCAACTATAAAAAACATGATAATAAAAATTGGTGAAGAAGAAAGTAAGGGTTGGAACAAAGATTTTGACAATGTTGTCGTTGAGGGACTTCAACTGTCTCCACCAATAGGATCTAAAGTTAGAAAACTTAGGAGTGCTGGAAGATCTTGGAGTTACAATAGAGATGTTATCAAAAAAATGGATTTCTTTGATATTGATAATCCAGTTTGGGACGCTGTGGGTAACGTTGTGTCTGCTCTAACAAATGTTCCTATGGATAGAATCGTTAATAAAACTAAAAATGTTAGAGAATCTCTTAATGAAGATAATGCTACTTGGCAGAGAATAGCTTTAATGTTAGGTTGGAATCGTTGGGATTTAAATGTTAAAAGTGATAAAATAGAATTAGTAAAAACTATTGTTAAGGAAGAAAAGAAACAAAAAGCTAAAGAAAAAAGAGACGAAAAGAAAAGAGAGGAAGAGGCTCTTAAACAATTAGAAATAGATAATACTATTAAAGAGGAGATTAAAGAAGAGAAAGAAGCTAAAGAACAAGGTAAAGAACAAAAGGAATACACGTGTGCAAATGTTAATTCCAAAGGTAAAAGGTGTAGTATAGTTGTGCCTAAGGCTGGAATGAGATGTACAATACATGAAAAGGTTGAACAAAGAACTGATGGTAAAAAGTCTCAGTGTGAAAAAATTAAAAACGATGGTAAGAGATGTAAGATGCAAACAAGTAATAAAAGTGGTTACTGTTACTATCATGACTAAATAATTCCAAAAACAAGTGATTATAAACAAAACAATAATGGTGAAGAAACTAATAATATTACTAACAACAATTTTAATAGCTTGTACGGCTCCAAAGGAATGTTGCTCACAAACATATGGGATACAAGATGTAAAAAAACTTCTAAAGTTCTCTACATTTTATGCCGCTGTAAATGGTGGAACATCATTATCTGATGTTGATGTATTTTCTGTGGACAACGGATTGTCTACACAAACTATTTCAACTCCTTATGATTATAATTTTACTATAGGACTACGTAAGATAGCTAGATTCGGATACGAAAACAAAGCACAAACATTTTACGATGGTACTGAATCAAACTATAGTGATGCGGCTACTGTAGGTAAGGTTAGAGGAGTTGAATATTTATTTGAAATAGATTATAAAAGACAAGAAGGGGTTGATTATATGGATCAACATCATTTTATTAGGTATAGTTCTGATGATGGGTGTGATGATGCTTTATGTGTTAATTTTTTCGCTTTAAAATTTGAATATTTAGAAGATGGCTTTGCAGATATTAAATATTTTGAAGCCTCAGAAAGATATAGACATAGAAGAAATAAAAATTTATCATTTAACATTGGCGCTTCTCATAGGTTGGCGGAACCATATGGATATGATCCATTAGACGAGTGGATGTTAGATAACGGTAATATACATTATACCTATTTAGCATTACAAGAGGGTTATACTGTTGACGTGTATAGCAACGAGTATTACGACCCGACGGGCAAACTAGTTGCTACTAGCGCTGAAGTTTGGGAGGCTGTTGTTATACCAGAAGTATTATCTAATTATACAGAAAAGAAAAGAAATGAATTATCAAAAGTAATACAACACTCTTTAGTTATGGGTTTTGATTACTATAAGTACTCTAAGAAAACATGGATGCACGCGTGGGGTAATTTAATGCCTTGGCATTATAACGATGGCAGCGAGTTTTCTTATCATAACTATATAGAAGATGACCAGTGGTACGATTATTCTTTTGGTTTAATATATGGTATAAAACAAAACAAAAACTTAGGATACTTTGTAGAAGGTAAATACAATAAGTACTGGAATAGAGAGTGGTACGATTTTAAATTAGGATTAAATTACGTTATATTTTAAAAAATGGCAAAAGAATTAAATGAAGATACAGGTTTTAATATAAGTATTAAAACATTAATAGGTATAGGGTTTGCAATGGCAACTATTATTAGTATGTGGTTTATGCTTCAAGCAGATATAGCTGAAGCTAAAGAATTACCAGCTGCTCCAGATCCAGAAGTAACAAGAATGGAATTTGATATGAAAGATCAAATGATCCGTCAAACTATTATGGATACCAAGAAAGATGTAGAAGAAATTAAAGAATCTATAGAAAAAATAGAAGATAAACTTTATCAATAATGAAAAATCCAATATGGAAAATATTTTGTGCTTACTTATTAGTTTTGGTCTTATTATTGGCTTGTGGAAATGCTTACGCGCAAATAACAGTAACTCAATTTAACGCTGAGTGGAACGATGCTAATGAGGTTAGTTGGGTAAATAGCCTTGAAGACTGTAGAACTATTGCTTATGTAGATATAAGTAAAGACAAAGAGTTGCAAAAGAAACATAAGATAGCTGTTATACCAACTATTATACTATTTAAAGACGGTGAGGAGGTTGCTAGATTTCAAGCTGATCTTAGTTTTAAAATGGTGGCAACAAAAGAAGAGGTACAAGAAGAAATAAATAATCAATTAATGAGTGATTTCTAATGTATACTTATAAAATAAAATTAGATAGAGTAATTGATGGTGATACTGTTGATGCTGAAATAGATTTAGGATTTGATGTATCTATTAAAAAAAGAATTAGATTTATGGGTATTAATACTCCAGAATCAAGAACAAGAGATTTAGAAGAAAAAGCTAGAGGTTTAGCGGCTAAAGATAGAGTTAAACAATTATTAGAAGGCGCTAATGAGATACAATTAAAATCTCATGGTGTTGGAAAATATGGAAGATGTTTAGGCGAACTACATATTGATGTGGTGGATGGTAAAGAGAAAATGACTTTAGAAAACGTAAATGAATTATTAATTAAAGAAGGCCATGCTGTAGAATATCATGGTGGTAAAAGGTAAAAAATATGAAAGAAACAATTTGTAAATTTATATGTAAAATAACTATGGGTGCAGTTTGTGTTGGTTGGTGTAAAGAGAAGTGTTGTAAATAATGAAAAAGATATTATTTTTATTATTAATACCGTTTGTTACTTTAGGACAAATAAGTAATTTTCCTTGGGTACATAATTTTGATAACAATATTCCGCTAGAACAAGATACTAATGATTTTGGAGATTGGTGGTTAAAACAAGGACCAACCACCTCGGTTAATACCGGGCCAACTGGTGACCACACTACAGGTTCTGGTGTTTATTTTTATGTTGAGTCATCTTATCCTAATTATCCCAATAAGATACTTACGGTATACACGCCTACATTTGATGTTTCAGCTACTCCTGGAAAAGTTCTATCATTTTGGTACCATATGTATGGTGCTACTATGGGTGATTTGGAAGTACACCTCGTTCAAAACGGTATTTTCACACCAATAGATACAATATCGGGAGACCAAGGAAACCAATGGCATTTAGCTTATTACCCA